TGGAAGAAAAGTCAATTAATCCTGTTGGTGCGCCTATTGGTAACAAGAACGCTACCAAGAATAAGCCTTTTTTAGATGCGCTTAAAAGGGCTATTGCTCAGAATCCACAAAAGCTACGCAATGCTGCTGAGAAGGTATTAGACAAAGCAGAAGAAGGAGAACCTTGGGCTGTTAACTTTCTTGCTGATAGAACAGACGGAAAAGCAGTTCAAGCTACTACTTTTGAAGATGGCGAAGGCAATAATGTTACGACTTCATTAGAAGTTCGCTTTCATGCCCCCATAATTAAACCATCTGTAGATGAGTGAAATTACCCAAGAGCTTAGGGAAGCAGTATCACAAGTTGACTTTCCTATCAAACTTCAAATGCTTTTCGAGCCTTGTCGCTATAAAGTTCTTTATGGCGGTAGGGGCGGTGCTAAGTCTTGGGGTGTTGCTCGTGCTTTGCTGGTTATTGGAGTTAAAAAACCTACTCGTGTCCTTTGCGCTCGGGAATTCCAAAACTCGATAGGCCAATCTGTTCATAAACTGCTATCAGATCAAATCATTGCGCTAAAACTAGAATCATTCTATGAAATTACACAGAACTCCATTAGGGGGAAGAACGGGACAGAGTTTGCGTTCGTTGGGCTTAAGAACAATGTCACAAACATCAAGTCCTATGAGGGTGTGGATATATGCTGGGTCGAAGAAGCACAGAGCGTATCTAAAACATCGTGGAACATTCTTATACCTACGATCCGTAAAGAACAATCAGAAATATGGGTTACTTTCAACCCAGAACTCGAATCAGACGAAACCTATCAAAGATTTGTTCTCAACCCGCCTGAAAATTGCAAGGTTGAAAAGATTAATTGGTCAGACAATCCTTGGTTTCCTGATACGCTAAGACTTGAGAAAGATGCATTATTTAGCAGAGACAGAGAAGCCTACAACACAGTTTGGGAAGGTTTATGCCGTCAGACAGTAGATGGTGCTGTTTTCGCCAAAGAAATGACAATGGCAGACCTACAAGGAAGGATAACAAATGTACCTTACGATCCAATTAAACCTGTTCACGCTGTATTTGATTTGGGCTGGGCAGATGCTACTGCTATTTGGTTTGTTCAGTTTATTGCTCAAGAAGTTCGATTGATCCGTTACTACGAGAACAGCCAAGAGACAATAGCCCATTATCTTGCTAAAATGCAGTCCTATGGATATGTATACGACACTTTATGGCTACCTCATGACGCAGGGAATAAGACTTTATCCTCAAATGGCAAATCTATTGAAGAAATCGTCAGAGCTACAGGCTACAACACTAGAGTTATTGAGCGCACACCAATCGCTGATTCAATCAATGCTGCAAGGCTGATGTTCAATAAGTGCTGGTTTGACCGCACAAATACACACGATGGTTTGCAGTGCCTAAGACATTACCGATATGACGTTGATCCCGATACAAAACAATTCTCACAAAGACCATTGCACGATAACTACTCACATGGAGCAGATGCTTTCCGTTACATCGGCCTTATGGTTAACGAACCAAGAAAACCAGCAAAGCCAAAGGGAACATACCAACTGCCCTCAAGCTGGATGGGATAATGTTGTACAAACGCAACAAATGTCTTAAAATCGGGCAATAAATAAGGAATATCTATGGCATACGACAGCGTTGCAGACTCCCAATCAGACGGCAGAATTGAAGAAGCCAAGCAGTTCTTACGGCTTTGCAACGATTCTGACAGCAATAATCGTGCTGAAGCCCTAGATGATGTGAGATTTGCTGCTGGCGATCAATGGCCTGTAGATGTGCAAAATAGCCGTGTTTTAGAAGCTAGACCTTGCCTAACAATTAATAAGATTGACGCTTATATTCGTCAAATCTGCAATTCTCAACGTCAGCAACGCCCACGCATCAAAGTGCATGGGATGAATAATGAATCAGACGCTAAAGTCGCTGAAATCATTACAGGAATCTGCCGTCACATTGAAAATCAATCCGATGCTGATAATGCCTATGACCATGCTTTTGAGTATTGCGTCAAGATGGGCTGGGGATATTGGCGTGTCACAACCGATTATGTAAGGGATGACAGCTTTGACCAAGAAATCTATATTAAGCGCATTGAAAATCCTTTTTCAGTATATTTTGATCCTAATAGCATTGAGCCTGATGGTTCTGATGCTACAAAATGCCTTATCACCACTGTTATTCCCAAGTCTGAATTCCGCAAAATGTATCCAGACTCTGAGTTTGACCAAGGATTTAGCTCCAGGGGAACAGGAGATACGGAAAGCGAATGGGTTACGAAAGAAGATATACGCATAGCCGAGTATTTCTATACCGAGCAAGAAAAAACCAAGATTTATATGCTTTCTGATGGCACAACTGCTTATGCAGATGAGTTGCCACCTAAAGATTTGATGGAAGCAGCAGGCATTACAGTCATTGATAAGCGTGATACTTGGCGTAAAAAGATCAAGTGGTGCAAGCTCACCGCAATGGAAATCCTTGAAGAAGGCGAATGGGCTGGTAAATATATTCCTATTATTCCTGTTTATGGTCAAGAAGTACGAGTAGATGACAAGCACAAAAAGTTTGGCTTGGTACGCATGGCAAAAGATCCACAGCGTATGTACAACTACTGGTCAACAGCATTAACTGAGACTGTTGCGCTTGCTCCTAAAGCTAAATGGTTGCTTGCTGAAGGTCAAGACGAAGGCCACGAAAACGAATGGGCAATGGCTAATATTAAAGCTAAGCCTGTTTTGCGCTACAAGCAAACAGACATTGAGGGCAGACCAGCTCCTGCTCCTACAAGACTTCAGCCTGAACCGCCTCCTGCTGGCGTAATGACTGCATTACAAGGCATGAATCAAGACTTACAAGCGGTTGTAGGTATTTTTGATCCTGCACAGCTACCGCAAGGTCAACAATCAGGCAAAGCCCTGCAAGGTCAGCAAATGCAAGCTGACATGACTAACTATCATTACTATGACAATTTAACTCGTTCTATCCGTCAAACAGGTCGTGTAATTCTTGATTTGATCCCTAAAATCTACGATAGAGAGCGTGTAATGCGTATCATCGGTGATGACGGCAAACCTGAGATGGTAACAATCAATCAGATGGGTCAAGACGAAAATGGCGTATCTAAAGTATTAAACGATGTAACAGTCGGCGAATACGATGTAGTGATGGAAACAGGCCCAGGATACAACTCTAAGCGTCAAGAAGCTGTCGATTCGATGGTTCAAATGCTGTCTGTTGATCCACAGTTAATGCAACAGGCTGGCGATTTGATTTTCCGTAACATGGACTTCCCAGGCGCAGACATTATCGCTGATCGTCTTGCTGCTGCCAATCCTATGGCGCAAATTGATGAAAAATCCCCTGTTCCCCCACAAGTTCAGATGCAGCTTAAGAACGCACAAGCAACTATTCAACAGCTTCAGCAACAAATCCAAGCTGAACAAATGGATAAGAAATATCGTGCAACTGTTCAAGAGCAAGTACAACAAGCTGAAACAGAGCGTGAGAAAATGCGCCTTGCTGTTAAGCGTGAAGATACGATGTCTAGAGTTGATACACAAGCTCACGACACAGTAATTAAGACTCAGACTCAACTAGAGGTAGAGCAATTAAAAGCGCAGTTAGCTTTAGTATTGGCACATATCAATCGCACAGATTTAAAAGAAGCTAACGCTGAAGCAGTCGAACGAGCAATTTAATGTTGTAAAAATACAACAAAAGTGATATAAGTAGTAAACCTACCGATGGGTTCATCGGGTTAATTCTTGGAGTTTTCCATGTCAGAAGCAGAAGTAGTAAGAAGTGCAGATAACGTAGTAACAAGTGAAAATTTAGCTGAATGGACTGCTAATAAACTTGGTTTAGCTAGTGAAGAAGCCCCTGTTGCGGCTGAAGCTGTCGAGGAAACTCCAGATTCAGAGCCAGCAGTGCAGGCTGAAGCTCAGAGTGAATCAGAAGCAGAAGAAGAAGCTGAAGTAACAGACAAGCCTAAACAAAATCCCAAACTTGAAAAACGATTTTCTGAGCTTACAAAACGAGCCAAACAAGCTGAGGCAGAAAAGCAAGCATTAGAAGCACGTTTAAGAGATCTTGAGAGCAAACAACAGCCTGCTCCGCAAATCCAACAAGCTGATCCAGTAAGCGAAAAACCACAAGCATCGCAGTTTAATGACGCTTTTGAATACGCTGAAGCACTGGCTGAATGGAGCGCAGAAAAGGCGCTAGAACAGCGTGATTTACAAGAACAGCAACGCAGAATTCAAGAAGAACAAGCCAAAGTAATTAAATCTTGGTCTGAAAAACTTGAAAAAGCTAAAGCTGATCTTCCTGACTTTGACGATATGGTAGCTTCTAGCACTGTACAAGTAGGCGATAGCTTGCGTGATGCAATTCTAGAATCAGATGTAGGCCCACAAATCCTATATCACCTAGCATCAGATACGGATTATGCTCAAAAAGTGGCAAATATGCCTGTTCATAAAGCTCTTAAAGAATTAGGGAAATTGGAAGTTCAATTTGAGCGTAAAGAAGCTCCTATTGAGAAAAGCGAACCTGTTGCTCGTAGTAAAGCCCCTGCTCCCATAAAGCCTTTGTCAAGCGCAAAGTCGGGTACAGACGTTCTAATAGATGGCAATGGTGCTTTTCATGGAACGTATGCCCAATGGAAAGCAGCAAGACAAGCGAAGCGTATTCGCTAATTTAACTAATTTAAAGGAAATATAATCATGGCAAATAATTTGCTAACTATTTCCAAGATCACTAACGAAGCATTGATGGTCTTGGAAAACGAATTAACATTTACAAGCGAAGTCGATAGGAATTATGACGACCAATTTGCAATCGTGGGTGGTAAGATCGGTAACACAGTAAACGTTCGTAAACCAGGTCGTTTCATCGGTACAACTGGCCCAGCTTTGAACGTAGAAGATTTCAATGAAACTTCAGTTCCTGTAACATTGAGCACCCAGTTCCACGTTGACACCCAGTTCACAACCCAAGACTTAGCATTGTCTTTGGATATGTTCTCTGATCGTGTATTGAAGCCTGCTGTTGCTGCTATCGCCAACAAGATTGATCGTGATGGTACTTTGCAAGCTGCTAACAACACAGCGAACATCGTTGGTGTTGCTGGTACTCCTCCAACTGGTTTGATTACTTACCTGACCGCTGCCGCTTACCTTGATTCTGAAGGCGCACCTCGTGATGGTCGTCGTTCTTGCATCGTTGAGCCATTCACATCTGCAACTATCGTTGACAGCTTGAAAGGTCTTTTCGTACCACAAGAAGCTATTGGCGAACAATATCGTAAAGGCTTGATGGGTCGTGACTCTGCTGGTATGAACTGGAAAATGGATCAAAACATCGTTTCACATACTTTTGGCTCATTCTCTGGCTCTGCAACTGTATCTACTACTGCTGCTTCTGGTTTCTTGACAAGCGGTTGGGCTTCTTCTAGCACAATCACTTTGACATTGACTAACGGCGTTAGCTTGAACCAAGGCGATACATTCACAATCGCTGGTGTTTATGCAGTTAACCCACAGAATCGTCAAGCATACGGCTCAAACAAGCTACGCAACTTCGTTGTAAATCAAGCTGTTTCAGGTTCAGGCGGTACTATTTCTGTAAACGTATCCCCAGCGATCATCACTGCTGGTCAGTTCCAGAACGTAAGTATTCCAACTGTATCTACAACTGCTGCTGTTAGCTTCTTTAACCAGTCTGGTACTGTTTCCCCACAAAACATCATCATGCACCGCAATGCGTTTACTCTTGCAGTAGCCGACCTTGAGTTGCCAGAGGGTGTTCACTTTGCAGGTCGTGCAAGCGACAAGGAAATCGGTCTGTCTATGCGTGTAGTTCGTCAATACACCATTAACAACGACTCGATTCCTACTCGTTTAGACGTTCTGTATGGTTGGGCTAACTTGTATCCTGAACTCGCTTGCCGTGTTGCAGCTTAATTAACCGACAACTGAAAGGAAAACATAATGTCTAATCCAGGCCCAGCATCGGTACAAACGATTCACCCAACTAACCTAGCAACAGATCAAGCGATCCGTTTATTGGCTTATTACAAGCAAGTTCCGCTAAGTGCAACAGGTGATACAGTTTTACCAATTTTGAATACTTCACAGTATTCTGTATCAAACGTAATCTTGACTAACGCATCAGGTGCTGTATCTACTGCTGCTGCTGGTTTATTCCCAGCTCCAGCAGCTCAAGGTACTGCAATCGTAGCTAATGCCACTTTGACAGTAGCAACAGGTGCAGTAGTTCAAGAAACTGTGGCATCAACAGCTTTACAAACAACCCAAAACTTGTATTTCAACGTAGCTACTGCCCAATCAGGCGTAGCGGTTGACGTATATGTATATGGTTACGATTTCCCACAGTTTTAATAGTATGTAGTTTTAAGAAAGGCCACCCCTAAAAAGGTGGCTTTTTTCTTTTAAAATCTCGTATAATCGTTGTAGAATTACAACATACCCCTTTGCAAAGGAAAATCATGTCACAACAAACTACTTGCGCACGTGGAAATATTCTTTATAACTTCCTCGTCTACCCATCTTTAACCCCTGCTGCTGTTACAGGCACACAAGCAACTCAAACTTTTAGCATCCCAGGTCTAGCAATTAATGATTCTGTAAGCATTTCATTGCTTGGCGCACAAACTACTGGTGTTGGCATCGCTAATGCTTGGGTTTCTGCTGCTGGTGTACTTAGCGTTCAATTTACAAACTCTACAGGTTCTTCAGCTACTCCTGCTGCTGGTACTTATGTTATTGCTTGTGATCGCTTAGAAGGCACAATTTTGCCTACAAACGCTGCTTAAAGATTAAAAAATGGCAAATACATCGGCTTATCGTGTAGTAGGGCCTACCACAGCGATTGCAGTCAGTTCGACTTCATCGACTGCGGTAACAATTACTCCTGCTGGAAACGATCAGGTTAACTATATTGGTCTGTTAAATACCAATGGTTTTCCTGTTGCCGTAACTATTGCTCCTAGTTCTGCTCCTGCGGCAGTATTGCCTGCTGCTGGGAACAGTTCTAGTAGCGTTATTTTGGGCGTATCAATGAGTACCCCTTATGTAATAGCTGCGCCTGTCAATTCTTATTCCATAACATCCATCTGTGGAAGCGGAAATTCTGGCACTATTTATGTAACACCGATGGCTGACCAAAATTAGGAATTTTTATGGCATATGATAGCACTTTTACCGCATTTGGCCCTACTTACGTTGTAAGTAATTCTGCTGTTCAAGTAACAACAACTAATAACGAATATCCAACTTCTTATCGAATTCGTAACTTGTTGTCCACTCCAGCTTATTTTGCATGGGCTCCTGCTGCTCCAAAAAATGCAGCAGTTACTCCAGTAGTCAACACTCCTGTTGCAGGAACTCCTGGCACAAATACTATTGGAATGATGGCAAGCTCAGTAGAAACTTTTGTATTGCCACCTAATTGCTGGTTTATTGCAAGCACATCTAACGCATTTGAAGTGACTCCTGGCGAAGGAATGTAATCATGTTAAGAGCCGCATCAAGCGTAGGCAATCTATCAGGATTGCAATATCAAGGTACTTGGAACGCATCCACTAATACGCCCACCTTAACTTCAAGCGTTGGTACTGCTGGTTATTACTATATTGTTAGTACGGCTGGAGCTACAACACTTAATGGTATTTCTACAT